GCCAGCACGGCCGCCACCGTCGCGGCAAGTCGTTGCTCGTATTGGGTGCGATTCGGGAGGTCAGGCATCAGGGATAATTGCCCTCCTCTCCGAACACTCGCTTGACGGCACTCGTCAGGTGATCCTGGAACGACTCGGGGACTGGCTGGCCGGCAGGTTGCGATCCAGTCGGGAACCCGCCAGGCAGGCCGCCAACCGCCACGCTCACGGGCGCCGGCTCTTCCGCCACTTGCGCCGCCATGTCGTCCGGCTCGTAGCCTTCCTCTTGCCGCCACTGCTTGAGCGAAATCACGCGCTGCTGGTACAGCACGTTGCGGCGGTTGGTCTCTTTCTCCCGGTCCCTGATCGCCACGTCGGGCGGCACGGCCTTGACGTCGACCATCGCCAGGATGTCCGACCAACTCACACCGAACTGATAGAACCGGCCGGCAACGTAGGCGTTGTGCAGGGCCTTCCAAAAGATCCGCAAGAACCGCGTGCCGAAGTAAGCCTGCTGCTGCTCGCAGTAGATGACGAACGGGTCGCCGGCCACGAGGGTACTGGAGAAGTTGGCGTTCGACGCATCGCTCGACACCATGTACTCGGGCATCGACCAGCGTTGGGCGGCGCACCGCCAAAGGGCCTGGAGGACCTCGATGTACAGCGGCGCGTTCGACTGCCCCATCGGGCCCGGGTGGTACTTGGTGCCGGTCACGTCCAGGATCTTGCCCGGATTGAACACCTGCCGATACTCGGTCTTCGCGCCGTTCGGCTGGCTGACAACCTGCACCTGCGCCGCCAGCCCGGAAACCATGTTCTGGATGCCGGCCTGCCCTGTACCCTCCGGGTGTTCGCGGATGAACGCGATGGCCGCCTGGATCTGCGCACCCCTGGAGATATTCCGCAGAAGCTTGCTGGCGTCCTTCAGCGTGCCGTGCGTCGGGTAGAAGTCCGATAGGCCGCGTTTGATCGTGCGCCGCACGTTGAGCTTGATATGCTCCAGGCGGCCGGCGGGGATGTAGTCCCATCCGTCCGGCCAGCGGACGTGGTAGCCGTGGACCGATTGCACGTCCCGGGTGGCCGAATCGACACCATAGGACCAATCGTGCCCGGGCTCGGCCTTCGTGTCGGGCGTCTGGATCTGATCGGCATCGATCGTCCTGATCCGCGTCTGACCGTAGGAGTCGCAGTACAGGGCAATCGGGTTGTCGCCGTCCTGGTGGGCCGTGGCGAAAATCTCCCGGTCCAGGTCGTTGTCAAAATCGTTCAGGTCCCGGCATTCGTCGATGACCTTCTGGATCTCCTTGACCAGCCCGACCGGCGCGTTGACGCCCTTCTCGGCCTCGGCAGCGTACGTGAAGCCCGTGCGAATCACGTAGTTGGTGAGCTTCTCCAGGATGCCGCACGAGGTGGCGTCCGCTTGGCAGATTACTCGGGCGGCAAAGCGGACGTCCCGCAAGTCCTGCTCGGACAGGACGAACGAGGACGACGCACCGCCGAATCCCGGAACATCGTGTAGCCGCTCGCGGGAATCGATCTCTTCGCCCCAGGCTTCCTCCAGGATTCGAAGGCGGTAGAGCAACTCGGCTTCATCGACAAAGCGGTACTCGGCCGGAGAGTTGAGCGGGGCTTGGAACGGCGCACCTCGCACCGCTTCCGTGATCGAGCGCCACGCTTTGCCGATGAGGTTGGCCATCTACTGCCCAGTAACAGAACAAGGGACCGGCGATCTTCTCGCGGGCCCCCTGATGGGCAGCGACGATTCAGGCGTCTTGCGGGTAATTACTCCGCTTCGCCCCAGGCTACCGGCGATTAGCTCGCCGGCCCCTATGATTCGGTTGCGACCGCTCGGGCTGCTGGGCCTGTTGGCCCTGCTGTTCGAACGGTCGATCATCTACGGGAGAATATACCACGGTTTGGGGTTTGCTCAACGGAGGTTCGGGAGGTACGCTAGCGCGCTCGCTTGTCTCTTCCATTGGCGGGGTATCGATCTGAGCAAGCTTCGCTAGGGTTTCGCGGGAAAAGACATAGCGTTTCTGCTCTAGCCCAATCATGATCCGATCGAGCGTCTCCGGAAGAATCAGCCGAGGTCCACCTGGATACACCCGCATCCCATCGCCTAAGGCGTCGAACACGTCACGGACCATGTCGGCGCTGACATCCATGCGGTAGTGCTGTGACAGGTAGCGAGCCGCTTCAGGTGGTGCGGTTGGAAAGGCGATGTAGCCGCTCATGCTTGAGGTTCTCCGGGTGGGCAATCGTTCCACGCGAGCCAGTCGATCGTGAGACCCGTTGGCTTCGTGGAGTCTTTGACGCCTTGTACCACGGCCATCGTCGCCTCGTTGTAATGCAACGGCGGCCACCGACCTAGCCGGTACGTCTGACGTTTGGCCGCCGCGAAGGGAGCCAGGGGCAACGCCAGGGCTGAAGCGATGGTCGACAGGAAGGCGCGGCGGATCATGGGGTGTGTCCTTTCGTGTACGTTGAGACGGGGGTTCATGGGGTGGAAGAACATTTCAGTTCGCATCCATTCCGATCCCTTCAATTCCAATCCCTTCCGGTCCAATCTGGTGCCTATCCGATCAGCTCCCTTCCTATCCAATCCGGTCCATTCCCGTCCTCTCGTTTAGTGTCCTGCTACCTGTTCCGAAAAAGCAGTTCGTTTCCATTCCAGTTCTATTCCGATCCCGTCGCTTCCCTTCGGCTCGGATCACTTCCCTTCGGATCCGATCCGGTCCGCTCCGCTACTGTGCCGTCACCATCTTCGGCGTCACCCTACCGCCACTCGTCAACGCCGGCGGTTGCTTGTGCCCGGCAACGCGGATAGCCGCCAACAACATGGCTTGCCGCTGAATCGCTCGCTCATGCGCCTTGCGGTCTTCGTCGGTCAACTTGCTCACGTCCACCGCGACATTGCGGGCCGCAGCCCGGCGCACTCGACGTACGCCACGCTTGACCATCGAGCGATTGTAGGCCGCAGCGTTGGCATCGTCGCAGATCACCAGCGTATCATGGTCATTCCGCATGGTGAGGAGCGGCAGACTAAGACGAGCCCGCAGAGTGTCGATGTTCTTCTTTAGTCGCAACAGCCGAAGTCCCCATCGCTCGTCTGGATGCTTCAACCGGATGATGGGCTCCAGTTCGGCGATAGACAACACCTGCCCCTTGACCAGCCGCGTCACGTCCAGGGGGTGATACTTGACGCTTTGGGTTTCTTGCTCTGTGGTTTCCATTAGCCTTTTCCTTAGCCTTTTCATTCGAGTAAAATGCAGTTCAGTTCTGATCCCATCATTTCCGTTCCGATCAGGTCGTTTCCACTCCGATCGAGTCCCGTCGCCTCAGTTCAGTTGTGTTTCGTTGGCGGGTGACGTAAAGGCAGTTCAGTTCGCGTCCATTCCGATTGCTTCGCCTCAGCTCCCGTCAATTCCCTTCCGATCGCATCTTCTACTTCACTTCCGTCACTGACTCCACTTCAAACCGCCCGTACTTGGGATGCCACGCCGACAAGCCAACCTGCCACCCCGCATCGTCGAGCCATTTTCGCAGTGACTCGGGGTTGGCCATGCGAGTATCAAGCATGGCGTCGAACTCGAAGCTCCACTGCTGAAAGCGACATCGGCAATTCGTGGTCGTGCCTCCGTCGCCGCCGACGCGCGAATAGAAAACGAACCGCTCGTCTTTCCACAAGCCGTCAGCCGTTTTTGGGCCGTCGTAAATCAGCGGGAAGTCGTCTACAACAGAAACGCCAATCAATGCTTGTTGGCCGGCCCGGCTCTTCTTGGCACCGCTCCGAATCACTGCCTCCACGTTCTCGGCGGGCCAGTAAGGAACCGCCATGTTCTTTGTGTCCTTCAGATACAACTGGCCGGTGAACAATGCCTTGTTGTACCGCTCGGCTTGCTCTTGCGTGAACGACTTACCCCGCTTCTTCTCGGCGCGGATCTCCGCCGTGAGTTGAGCCCAGTAGTTGGTCGAGTCTGCCATCTGACCGTTGCTCATAATCGCGGGCACAACCCCGACGATACGGCACCGCAGAGTCACAATCCGGCCATCAGTCAACACAGATTCTTCCGACTCACAAACAGTAGCCATCTTCACACCTGCCTTTCCTTTCGTTTACCTTTTCCCTCGAAACTCACACGCTACGCTACACCCTCGGCTCCCAATGCACGCAGCCGAAGTCCGGACCGGGGAGCATCGCACCTCCCTCGTCGTATGAGTAGACGAGTTGGTCTGTTCGCTGGGGATCGTCATCTCCGAGCATCTCGCACGCCTTCCTGGTCCGAAAAGTGTCCACGTACCACTTGCACGTCTTGCACCGGCCGGCAGCCTTCGCCCTCACGTACGCCCCCGCCACTCGCTCCCACGCCTCGCGGTACACGGCCGGGCTCCCGTCCGCCTTGTACACCAGGAACTTCACCAGCAATCCGTCAATCGTAACCGCCAGCATTTCACGGTATCCGACCATGACGGGCGGCTCTTCGTCGCCGGCGCCTGTCAACGACGTGCCGTCTTGCGGGCCGCCAATGTAGAGCCGCAACCATGGCGGAGCCTGTTGTGTTTCCCTTTCTCCGCTCATGCTACCGCGTACTCCTGGTTGTACCTTCCCCGTCCTGCCAACCCGCCACCCTCGAACAGTCCCTTCATCAGCCGCACGCCCATCTCCAGCGCGTCAGGCCCATCGTCATGCTGGCCCAGCGGGAACGCCCGCAACTGATCGACCAACAGCCTTGCCCCACGCGACCCCCGCTTGAATCGAAAATCCCCGCGTGCCAGGTAAGGCGTCAGTGTCGCCCTGATTCGCGTCCGCTTGTTCTCGGTGTTGTTGATCGCGAACAAGGGCAGCATTAGACTCCGCGCCTTGGCCCGCTCTTCCATCACGCCGGCCAGCACTTCCTGAAACTGGTTCACCTCCACGCCGAACGCTTGCGGGCCCCACCGTTGATACAGGTCGATCCCGTCCTCGACGATGCGCCACACGTCGCGCCGCTGAATGTCGGCGTCGATGTACATCTTCCCGTCGTAGCCCATGCCGATCATCACAAACGCGGAATAGTCGCTCTTCTCGTTCTTGCCCTTCGAAGGGTCCAGCGCCACCACCTTGTGAGCCAGCGTCTGGGGCCACTCGTCAAACCAGATCGAATCGAGGAAGTAGGCTCCGGAGAATTCGGCACCCTGGACGTCCACGAATTGGGCGCCATGCTCCTGAGCGAAAGCCCGCTCGCCCATGTCCAGCCGGGCCTCGTCAAGCTCGCCCTGCGGGATCAACGGGTTGTCGGACGTTGGCCGCTGCCATCGCTCCCATCCACCCTCGACGCCGGCTTGGTCGAACAGATCCTTGAACCAGTTGTGCCCGTTCGGTGTGGTGATGAACAGCACCCACCCTTGCCGGTCGGCCAGCGCCGGCCGAATCACCTCGCGCCACGCCTCGGGGATCATGAACGCCGCCTCATCCAGGACAGCGCCGTCCCACCCAGGGCCGCGAATGCCAGTCGGATCATCCGTGGAAGCCACGCGCAACACCCCGCCGTTGACCGTCTCCAGCCTCTTTTCGACTTCGCTCTTGCTCGCAATCACCTCGCCCAATGCCCGCTTGGCCTCCCTCCAAATGTCCGATGCGATCATGAATGTCGGGGCCGCCCACAGAATCCTTTTCCCATCAAGCACACCCGGGAACGCTCCTGGGCGTGGCCCGTGCCCCTTGGCCATCGCCATCAATCCCAGCGCCGTCTTGCCAAACCGCCGACCACAAACAGCTACCTTACGCCGGGCCGGGGAGAGGAGGATTCTCGCCTGGTGGTTCATTGCCCGGGGCAGGTAGACGATTCGCGTTCCCGTACCAGTCATCATGGGTCACTGTCTGAATTGTTGTTATCGTCTCAAGCGGCTTCCCTCCCGGGCCGCTGATCTCCGTGCTCGAACGCTCACGGAACTTCTCAGGACGTGCTCCCTTCAGCAGGAAGATCAGCAGCGTGTCGCTGTACTCCTGAACGCGGCCAACCTCCCCGCTTCCTTGGCCTTGCCCGAGCGAACCGAACACCGGCTTCTCTACGCCGTCCACCGCTCTGCGTCGCGCCTCGGCTTCCATGATGTCGCCGGCTTCGTCAGTCGCATCCGCGAAGGCTTGGCGGTACAAGTCGCCCTGCTCGCCTTCCTCTTTCAGCCAGTTCGCGTGAGTGTGCCTGTCGATCCTCGCAAGCTTTGCCGCCCTGCCGACCGTACCGAGCTTTGCGAACGCCGAAAGAAACGCTCTCTTTTTTGGATGGCGAATCCTGGCAAACTGGGTAAGCTCCTTCCCGCTCTCTTTCTTCGCCCGTGTTTTTGTCGCCTTCCACTTCGCCATTCACTTCACCTATCGTCTGTTTCAAAACAGCCACCAGCGGCCGGGAGGAATCAGCCGCTGATGGCCCGGGCGTCCTGCCCCGGTGACACGTCGTTCACTCAAGCGGGCTCGGGCGGCGTCGCCTTCATGGTTCGGCCGCCCCGCTTTGAGGCTGTCGCGTGCCGCCTATCGCGACCGGGACAGACCGTTGCCCGCTTCGTTCACCTCTTAGATCACGCCTCACCTTCACCGACCCTGATACACGGCCGCCTTGCCAACTGGGTCGCCAGTGAGGACAACTCGCTACACAGCTTGTCCATTTGTTGGTCGCGCCGCGCCATGACCGCATCGTCATGAGCGCGCTGCGTGGCAAGCGTCGTGTCGTAGTGAGCCCGCAATGCCGTCAATTCCTCGCGGAACTCTTGCCGCGTCTTCGGGATGGAGAATGCCGTGGTGTAGTACAGATACCACACTAGGACGCCAGCAACACCGGTGGTGCTGATGACGCCTTGCCAATCCATCGTCAGCGGCCCGGCGCTGGCCGGCGCGGCCTCGGCGGCAAGCACGGACACAGAAGCACGCGGCGCGGCAGACATCATGCTGGGGCCAAACGCGATGAGCGAGGTCAGCAGAACTACAGGCAAGATTCGCAGCAAACCCATCGCGTCACCTCTACAGAATCACGAGTATCAAGATCGTTGTCAGCACGAGTATCGCCACGGCCAGCGTCATCCCGCCGACTCCCGCTCGGCATCGTCCACAGCGTCAGTCAGCATGTCGTTCGCCAGCGACAGCGATTCGGCCAGCGACTGCCGCGCGATGTTGAACATTTCTCCCGGGAAACACACGCCGAACTGCTTGGGGTTGGCGTTGTCTCCCATCCAGTACACGGCCACGGCGTTGTCACCCGTGCCGACCGTCTCTGTCTTGATACTGGCCATCGCATCGTCTCCCGCTTGATTACTGCATCTGCCGCCGTCGACCAAACGCGCCGCTGCCCTGGCTTGGCCACGGCACGGTTCCCGTCGGGTCCGGATCGGCAATCCAAATTCGCTGCGTTGCGCCTGTTGGGCAGCCGCCAGTCGGGCAACTACCGCCCGGGCAGCCGCTCTGCTGCACCGCTCGCACCTCCCAGTGCCCCTTGGGCTTCGCTACGTCGGGCGTTGCTGGCACAGTCTCGGTTACCCACCCGCCACCGTGAGCCATGCACCCCAACATGCCGCACGATCCCGGCGTCAATCGCATCTGGAGATACTCGCGGTCGAGCGGCTTCAATGAGTCTTGCGCGGCGCACCGCTTGAACCGGCTGTCAGCATCCGGCGGCAGCCCCTGCTCAACACGCCCCAGCCAGCCAAGCGTCTCCTCCAGGGACATCAGGCCGTCGGCCACCTCGATTGCCTCGTGGCCACGGTAGGTCACATAGTAGGGAACCGATGTGATCTGATAGACCTCCAGCCACTGCTTGGCTTGGGGGTTGTCGGCGTCGATGTAGCGCACGGTCCACGCGCCGCCAACACGATCCAGAATGGGCCGCATCTTCTGGCATGGCGCACACGCCTTGCTGGTGACCATGACGAGAGACAGGCCGGTGTCGCTCTTGGGCTGCGGCTCGGGAATGGGGAGCGGGAAGGTTGACGCGGGCGGCGCAGGCTTCGGCGCCAGTTCGGCGAAGCGCGGGGCAGGTGCGACGGGCGCGAATCGCGGAGCGGGGACTTGAGACAGCAGCACCAACAGGACAAGACTCGTCATGGCTGCTTGACCTCCGTGGTAGTGCGGATCGCGAAGGCCCCGTACTGCCAGTTGACCTCGGCGTACGTGGCCCAGACGCCAAAGCCCTTGTCGCCCCAAGACTCCGACCAGGAGTTGACGTCAAGCCCCTTGGTTTTGTCCAGGTGCTCCACCTTGACGACACAATGGCCCTTTGACCCATAGACGACCACGAATCCCTTGAGTAGGGCCGTCACCATCTCGGGAATCGAGGTGATGTCGTAGAACTCCAGGATCCGAAACTCCTTCGCGGCTGCGTATGCTTCCTCGGACGGCTTGGCTTGCCAACCCTTCGATCTGGGCCACACGGATTCCGGGGCAATCCCGTACTTCCGTGCGAACTCCAGGTTTTCGTCGATCGAGCTTCCTTGGTCTCGCCCGCCACTGGTTGTGTGATAGATGAACCATGGATTCAGCAGGACGAACGGCAGGCCGGCGAAAGCCCGTGCAATCATCGTGCCCTGCGCGGTCCCCTCGGTAGCGCAGGAGCCGACGCCGTCCTGATCGAGGACTTGCTTGACGTACGGCCGAAGACTGATCTTGCCTTTGTACGTGTCCCACTCGGATTCGGGAATCAATTCGATGTGGTCAGCAAATACCGGGCACACCGCGCCGACCTTGGACTTTCGCGGCAAGCAGCCCATGGCTTTGCCAGGAGGAATTGCGGGAACCGCGTCGTATAGCTCGGTCATTTGCCACCGCCTTTCGCCTTGTGCTTCGCCACCAGGGCCTTCATTGCCGCAACCGTGGCCGGCAACTCGCCCTCGTAGAGAACTTCGCCCTTGGTGTCGGTCAGGAACAACCACGCCACTTTCTGGCCGACCGCCCGTTGAACGTACGGCTTCATATCGGCGGCCACCTCGACCGGCTTCCCGTCGTCTCCGATCGGGTCGACTACGCGCAGGTGTTCATCCTTGAAAAGCTTGCGGACCTCCGGGCTTGCCAGCACCTGAGCTTGCTCGGCCGTACGGTTGCGCGATTCCTCAACGACCACGCCCCACAGATCGGCAGCTACTGGCGTGGGTGTCGGTGTCGGTGTCGGCGCAGGGTCGGGGGTGGGATTCGGTGTCGGGCCTGGCGTAGGGGTTGGTGTGGGCGTTGGCGCAGGGTTCGGGTTCGGCGATGCTCCGCCAATCGCCAGAGAAATCGCGTACATCACGGGCGGACTACTGCCAGAACCAGGCACGGCCACGATGATCTGGTACACGCTTGGCGTCACCTGCACCCGCGCGATTGAATACGGCGTGGTAACGTCAGGGACGATATGGAGGACGTGCTTGCCGCCCTCCAGTACAGCTTCGACTTTCATCGCAGGCGCCGCCGCTTGGGCAGCGGCTTCCATGCCGCACACCCAGGCAGTGAGGAGAACACCCGCAGTGAAGAGAACGCGGATAGCGCGAGATGGCTTCATTGGATTCCTCACACGTTGACGGGGCCGGGGTCGGGATTCGGGGCCGGGTCGAAAGCCGCGAACAGCGAGAAGATCGCGACAATCGCCGGAATCAGGGCGACGATCTGCTGAAGGATCTCCAGCCACTTGCCGTCCCCGAATGCCTCGGGGTCCGCGGCGCAGACCTTCGCGGCATCGGCCGGAGTCAGGCAGCACACGCATCCGCCTTCGCACGCCTTGACGATCGTGATCGCCTCGCCGTTGGGCAGCGTCAATTCGATGACGCCTTGCGCCTTGAATTGCGTCACGATGGCGACAATGAACTCGGCCTCGGCCGCATTCATCTTGGCCAGCCAGGCTGTCACAGCGGCCACGTCAGTGAAGCTCGGGAGCGGAACTCCCGCCTTGACGATCTCGACCAGTTTCATCAGCAATGCCCATGTCATACCGATTCCTCCTCGTGGGTTAGATTCGTCAGCAACCAAAATGCAGGCGTACCAGATGCCGTTGACGCCCTGGGCCATGTCGGCCCCGAAGTACTTGTGAGACGTGCTCGCCACTTGCCAATGGCCGGAGGATTGCTCCCACAGATGGAACATCTCCGTGCCAATCTCTGGCAGTGGAGCGTTTTGTTGTCGGTCCCATGACTCGCCTGCAATCTCTCTGGCGTACATGCTGAGCGTCTTGGCGATCGCATCGAACCGCGACGGAAACCGCTGATGCCCTTGCCGTCGCTTCGCGGCCTGATACCTGGCGTGGCCGCGTGCCAGCGATTGCAGCATCTCGTGGGGCTCAGACTCGCAGACGTGCGCACCGGGGTAGATCAGTCCGGCGTCGATCAGGGCTTGGGAGGTTGCGGTGGTCATTCGCCAAACGCTCTCCGCTCCGGGCTGCCGTGCGACAAGAACGCCTCATCGAGCGCCGCCGCGTGGAACGGCTCGTACTCGTCGATGCCGAGGTGCCCGCATTCGGTGACAACCACGGGGGTGTGAATCCGCGTTGCTTGGCTCTCGGCCAGCAGTTCGTGTCCCCAGGGCCATTGATCGCGCTGCCGAAACCACCGCACCGACCGGACGTTCGCCGGCACGGAGATAACCGGGAAACGGAACAGCGTCAACCACCGCATCGAATACAGCGGATGACGATACACGGGGTCGCTCAACACCATCGACTGCACCGCGATACCCCGCTTGCCCAACTCGCGAGCAAACCGCATCGCGCCCCATCCAGCCCCCCAACTGTATGCCGCGATCGTGACGATCGGATAGCCGGGAACATCGCCGCGGAACCGATAGACGAACTCGGCTTCGGCCTCCCAACGAGTGTTCCACGGGCAAAGCTCGACCTGCTCGCTGGGCCCGTAGTGGGCCGCGCACATCTTCCGCCACAGATCCAGGGATCCATCGTACGTCCCGCGGTTCTGGAGGAAACCGGGAATCACATAGTGCCAATGCGTGATCGGCGCGAACTTCGGCCCGACCCGCTCGGCGCTATCGTCTGACCACAGACAGCCGAGAATCTCCCGCCACTTCATCCGGTATTTTCCATTGGGGGTCTTTGCCGATCGCGTCCAACACTGAACGCCGCGCCACCGTTACGCAGTTCTCGCCCTTCCGCTCACCACGCTTGAGGCGCTTAAATCGCGACACCAAAGCGCTGTAGGTCCGACCAACCAGCCGCAGGGAAGCGGAAGCCACGGCGGTCCCAGAGCCGGGGTTTTGGCCGACCAACCGCATCACCTGAATCTCGGGATAGCGACCTAGGAACTCGTCCAGTTCCGAGATAATCACCTTGCCGGGGTCGGCCTGCGCCTCGACCACTTGCGGGCCACCGGCGTACACGGCGCAGTGATTCCAGTGGCCGGGCGTGGGGTTGTTCTTTTCCTCGTCCCCGGCGTTGCGCGTGAGGAAGAGGTCGCCTGGCTGCAACAGGCTCTTGATGGTGGTGGTGTCTGGCATGGTTTTTCGTGGGCAAGAAACGCAAATAGCCGCACTCCCGACAATCGGTGCGGCTAACGGCAGGATCCCCATCCCGGAAAAGCTTAAGCGACTTTGCAATTCATGCAAGCAGAAAAATCCGGCCAGCGCAAAAAAACCGGCCGGGGTCGGAAGCGGGATGGGGAATCGCCGCTGTCCACACCGCCGGCCGGCGCGAATCATCCGACCTGATTCTCCTTCGCCTTCCTTCGCTTCTTCCTGTTCTGTCCGAAAAAGCTGTCCCTGGTATCGCTGCCGCCCATATTCCAGATTTCTACATCGTGGGTGGGGCGCAATCGGAACGTATCTTCTGGAACGACGTGCTCGACGAGGGTGCCAAAGCGGGACAGCGGCCGGCGACAGGGAGGCCCGGCGGCTGCCCTGGCTGCGCGCAACTCCAGGTAGCGTTGCAGTTGGGCGCCGCGCAGTCCGATCTTGAGGTATCGACACGGCTTGTCGATGCTGTCACACTGGAGTCTCGTCTTCTTCTTTGGCATCCGTACACCCTTTTCCGCCCGATCTTCCGGGCTGTTCGGTGGTCTACTTCCTTATTCCGCACTGCTTCTGCTAGCTGGCCGTTCTGCGGGTCGCAGAAACAAAGCCTCTGCGCAGGCATGGAAACCGCAAGATGCACCTTGACGCCGGGGCTGGCGTAGACCTGTCGCAGGAACAAAGCCCCTGCGCAGGCATTGAAACTCCGTCCCGACGATTCGCGGCTTGTGGTTCGTTACGAGTCGCAGGAACAAAGCCCCTGCGCAGGCATTGAAACTCGTGGCGTCGCGCTCGTCGTTGTTCGGCTCGGCCGTGTCGCAGGAACAAAGCCCCTGCGCAGGCAT